ACTTCAACCGCAAGATGGGCCTGCCGCCTGAGATCACCCAGGGCCAATCTCAGAAAGATCAATCCGACACGCCGCACAATCGCGCGCTCGACAATTTGCAGAACAACCAGGTGGCATCCGCCGGCCTGTCGCACGACGAGCTGGCCGCGATGTTCGCCAACCCGTATTCGCGCCCGCTCGCGCAGGCCTATGTGCAGAAGCAGCTCGACCCTGGCAGCTACACCTTCCAGCAAGTGGGCGACATGCTGGTCCGCACCAACTCGCGCAGTGGGCAGACCGACGTGGTGATGCGCGACACCAAGCCGACCGTGGTGGGCGACCGCCTGGTCGCACGCGATCAGCAAGGCAACTATGTCGATGTGACGCCCGGCGGCTATCAGGGCAAGGAGCAGCGCGAGCGTGATGCGCGCTATGCCGATGCGATCTCAAGAGGCAAGACGAAGCAGGAAGCGGACTATTACGCGATGTACGGCAAGGCGCCGGGCAGCGAGGATCTGAAACCCGCCGACAAGAAAATGATCGGAGACAACGAGTCGGTGATCAAGACCGGGCTCGACGCGCTCGACAATTTGGAAGAGATGAGCACGCTGTCGAAGACCGCCTACGAAGGCGCCTATGCGACCAAGCGCGCGGAGCTGATGAGCGGGCTCGGCTCGAATGCGCCGCAGGCCGCGCTCGACACCATCCGCATGCAGAACCTGGCGATGCAGAACATCGCACAGCAGGCCAAGACGCTGTTCGGGGCGCGCATCCTCAAGAGCGAAATCAATTTGATGAAGCAGATCGAGACGCTGCCCGAACAGCCCGACCGGGTGCGGCAACAGATCCTCACCCAGCTCAGAACATTGATCCAGCACCGGGTCGCATCTGCCCAGGAAACCAACAAGGCGATCAAGTCCGGCGAATACTGGTCGAAGGACTATACGCCGACCTATGGCCGCTCTCCAGCCGGCGCGGCCGGCGGTGGCCTGGAGGCCGAGATGCGCAAGCGCAACCTGTTGCCAGCTCAGGGTGGTGACGAGGAATAGATGGTCGATTATTCGACGCTGTCCGACGATCAGCTCCGGGATCTCTACGAGAACCGGCCTACCTCGACCGAACCGGCACCGACCACCAGGATCTATGTCTCGCCGTACAAGGGTCAGACTGCGGTCTCGACCGAAGAGCAGGGCAAGCCGCAGATGGGCTCGGGCGAGGCGCTCGGGCGCGGCGCAGCTCAGGGCCTGACGTTCGGCTTTGGCGACGAGCTGCAAGGCATCCTGGCGGCCGGCGGCAAACAGCCCGACCAGCCCGCCAGCCTGTCGAACCTGGCCTCGGGTCTTTACAAATACTGGACCGGGGATCCTGACGCCGAAAAAGCCTACATGCTCGAAAGCGCCCGCCAGCGCCAGCTCATGAAGCAGGCCGAAGAGCAGCACCCGGTGCTCTACAATGTCGGCCAGATCGGCGCCGGCCTGGCGCTGCCTGGAGGGCCTGAATTCGAGGGGCTCGGTATGGCAGGCCGGGCGCTCTACAGCGGGCTCACCGGGCTCGGCTACGGCGCCCTGAGCGGAGCTGGCGAGGGTGAAGACCTCGAAAGCCGGCTGCACGGTGGCGCGGCCGGCGGCCTGATCGGCGGCGCGGCCGGCGGTGCGTTCTCGCCGCTCTACCAGCTCGCGGCCGGCGCCGGCAAAAAGGCCGTCTCGCCCTTCATCGAGGCCTGGCGCGGCCGAACCGACCAGGGCGCCCGCGACCAGGCGGCGCGCGTGGTGGCGTCTTCCCTGGAGCGCAGCGCGGAGCGGGATCCGCAGGCGACCCAGCGGTTGACGCAGGCGGAATTCAACCAGACGCCGCAGGCCTCGGTGCTCGATCTCGGCGGCAGCGACACCAGGAAGCTGGCGCGCTCGGTGAGGAACGTCTCGCCGGATGCGGAGGCAGCTCTCCAGGGCATGGTGCAGCCGCGCTACCAGGGCCAAAGCCAGCGCATCAACGACTGGCTCAACCGCAAATACGCCTATCCGAACCCGGAGGCGACCCAGGCCGCGCTCGACCAGGTCGAGAAGACCGTCAACAAGGCGAACTACCAGCGCGCCTACCAGGAGGGCGGCGGCCAGATCATGACGCCGCTGATGCGCGACCGCATCGACCACTCGCCGGCCATGCAGCAAGCGATGCGGATGGCGGCGCCAGATGTCAGGGAACGTGCGCTGACGATGGGGGTACCGTATCGCGATCCCGGCGTGCGTTTCGAGGCGGGCCTTCCCGTGTTCGACCGCGGGCCTCCGAACCTGCACTATTGGGACACGGTGAAGCGCAAGCTTGACGCGCTTGGCAACAAGGCCGAACGCGCGGGCGATTACGAGAAGGCGAACGGCTACCGCACCCGCGCTCGTGAGCTGCGCGACGAGCTGGACAGCCTGGTGCCGTCCTACAAGACCGCGCGGCAGGGCGCCGCCGGTTTCTTCAACGCCGAGAACGCCTCGGACGCCGGGCGCAATTTTTTCCACGACAAGATGACGCCGGACCAGGCTCGTGCTGGCCTCGCCAAGATGAGCGCGACGGAGCGGGCGCTGTTCCGCGACAGCTTCGTCAAGCAGTATATCGACCACATTGCCAGCAAGGCCGACTCCTCCAACATCCTCAACCGCATTGCCGAGAGCCCGCGCGCACGCGCCAAGCTCGATGCCGTGCTCGGGCACCAGGGCGCCAACGAGCTGGAGAGCATGCTGCGCGTCGAGAAGGTGATGAACTTTGCCAAGAATGCCGTCAGCGGCGGCTCGACCACCGCGGCGCAGTTCGCCGGCCTCGGCGCGCTCGCGGGCGGCTATGAGGGATCGGGGACGCCGACCGGCGCGCTCGGCGGCATGACAATGGGCGGCCTGATCGGCGGCCTGCTCAGCTACGGCGCCAAGGGCGCCCACAGCAAGATCAACGAGAACGTCCTGCGCGAGATCGGCAACCTCCTGGTCTCGCGCGACACCGCGCAAGTGGCGCGCGGTCACCAGCTGATCGCGAAAAGCGAAGCGGCGATGCAGGCGCTGCGCAATGCCGACAGCTACATCGCGCGCGGTCTCGGTCAGGAAGGCGCCAAGATCCCAGGCGGATAATCATGGCAGGCACGATCAACCTTGCGCTGACACAGCAGCTCGATGAATTCGGAGAACCGCTGTCGGGCGGGCAACTGTATTTCATCCAGGCCAGCACGATCTCGACGCCGCAGAACGCCTACCAGGATTTCGCGCTGTCGATCCCGTTGCCGAACCCGGTCACGCTCGACGCCGCGGGTCGGGTGCCGATGTTCTATCTGGCGGACGGCCAGATCAAGGTGCGTCTCCAGGACAGCGCCGGCATCGTCAAGTTCGTGGCCGACAATCTCCTGGTGATCGGCCCATCGTCAGGGAGCGGTGGCGGTGGTGGCAGCTCGGTCGATCCGACGACCGTGATGCAGACCGGCGACATGAAGATCCGCTACGACACCATTCCCCAGACCGGCTTCGTGCGTTGCAATGGTCTGACAATCGGTGATGCAACGTCCGGCGCGACAGAGGCTTACGGCGCGCAATGCCAGGCCCTGTTTCAGTATCTGTGGAACACCGACAGCACGCTCGCCGTGCTGCCCTCGCGCGGTGCGACCGCCTCGGCCGACTGGACCGCGCATAAGCAGATCACCCTGCCGGATGGCAGATCGCGCTTGCTCGCCGGCCTGGGCGGCATGGGCAATACTGACAATGGGATCTGGGCGAATGTCCCTTGGCAGAAGGGCGGTTCGAATACATTGGGTTCGATGGGCGGCACTGCGTCCGCGACATTAGGGGTGAACAATATTCCGCCGCATGTTCACGGCGTCATCTTGTCAGATCCGCAGCACAGCCATCCCGGCAGCACGATTGGCCTGCAAGGCAATGCGCAGTTCAACATCACGTCGGCGGCGCAGCCTGGCGGCAACAATACCGGCAGGACCGACAGCGCACCAGCCATCGGCATCGCGTACGCTTCGACCGGCTGTTATGTCCAGGACGGCGCCGGCAACCATAACCAGACCGCATCAGTCGGCGGCGGCCTGGCGTTCTCGATCACGCCACCGATCCTCCTGATCACCGTCTACATGAAGTTGTAAAATGTACTACGGCCATGTCTCGACCGCATCCAATCGCGCGGACTGGCAAGAGGCGTGTGTCCTGACCGACCAGGATACTGGCGAGCTGATCGACATCTCGCTCTGCCGGATCACGATGACCATCGTGCAGATGCCGCGCAACCCGAACAATCCGAACCGCGATTTCTACTATGGCTACGGCACCGGGCCAGCCCTGACCGGCTCGACCGACACGGGTGAAATCACTTTGCCGGATGTCGGCACGTTCCAGTGGCTGTTCGACGACACCCGCATGGCGGGTCTCGTGCCTGGCGAATACCAAATGGGCGTCCGCATCTCCCAGGACACCAGGACGATGCAGCTCATCATTGGCACCGTCAACGTGATCGAGGGGATCGACACGCAATGACCGGCCTGAAGCTCCGCGTTGTGCCGCAATTTCCTAGCAGAGTGATCGGTGGCGCGGGTGTCGATGTCAGCAAGCAGAACGGCAATTTCACGTTCGCTCTGAACTACAACGATTTCCCGACCGTCACGGCGATCCCGCCGACTCCGCAATACGCACTGGCTTTCGATCCGGTAACAAACAAATATGTGCAGTGCCCACTGTCCATCTTTGGCGGCGGCGGCGGCATTGTTGACGGTCCCCATGACGGCTTCACCTACGGCCGCAACATGGGCAACTGGGTGCAGGTTCTCGATCCTGCACTCGGCGGCACTGTCACTGGGAATGTGACGTTCAACGGCACCGTCAATGTGCCGTCGCCAACAGCCTCGAGCCAAGCCGCGACCAAGGGCTATGTCGATAGTGTCGCGGCAGGCGGCGTGATGCCTGCGACCGCGATACCGCTGATGGATGGCGTGGCCGCGGTCGGTGTCAGCGTCAAGTATGCCCGCGAGGATCACGTTCACCCGTCCGATACATCTCGCGCACCGCTCGCGTCCCCCGCCTTCACCGGGACGCCGACCGCACCGACACCAGCGGCCAATGACAACAGCACCAAGGTGGCGACCACGGCATTTGTCGTCGGCCAAGTGGCCACGGCTGCGCCTTTGATGGACAGCGCGGCGGCGGTGGGTGTGTCGCTGCTTTATGCGCGACAGGATCACGTTCACCCCAGCGACACCTCTAAACTCAGCGATGCGCCTGGCTCGATTGCGAACGACGGCAACCAATATGCGCGCCAGAATGGCGGCTGGGTGATCGTTACGGGTGGTGGTGGCGGCATCCCCGAAGTTCCGAATGATGGGGCTATCTACGGTCGAGGTGGTGTCTCACCAGCATGGCAGAAGGTGCTTCCGCTTTCGGGCGGCACGGTCACCGGCAACGTGACGTTCAGCGGCACGGTCACCGTTCCGACCCCGACCGTCGCCGGTCAGGCGGCGACCAAGGGTTATGCTGATAGTCTCGTTGTCTCACCCGCGACCGTTGCGCCGCTGATGGATGGCGCAGCGGCGGTCGGCACATCGCTGCTCTATGCGCGCCAGGATCACATTCACCCGTCCGATACGACGCGCGCCCCGCTTGCGTCTCCTGCACTGACGGGAACGCCGACAGCGCCGACCGCAACGGCTGGCACCAATACGACCCAGATCGCGACGACCGCATTCGTGCTGGCGAATGCTGGTGCTGGCGCGGTGCGCTATGACATCGCGCAGGGATTGACGGCAGGACAGCAGACGCAAGGCCGCGCCAACCTTGGCCTCGGCAGCAATTCGCTGCCGTCGCACTGCTTTATGATTTCCAGCACCCAGAATTGGACGTGCCCACGTTCAGGACGCTATCTCGTCAAGGCGCTCGCTGGCGGTGGTGGCGGCGGCGGTTATGGCGGCTCGGGTGCCGTGGGCGCGGGTGGTGGCGCTGGCGGCGATTGCTGGTCGGAGCTTGGTTTTGTCGCTGGCGATATTGTCGGCTGTACTGTCGGCGCTGCTGGTGTTGGTGGTGCGCCCACTGGCGGCGGCTCCGGTGGTGCTGGTGGTGTGACGATTGTCCAAACTGTTTCCGGCACCAGCTTCACAACCATGACCGCGAACCCCGGTGGCGGCGGTACCGGCACGACCGGTACCGGTGGAGCTACTGGCGGCACGGGTGGCAATTCAAGTGGCGGCAACCTTGTCAACAATAGTGGGGCTGACGGATACCACGGTTTCAGCATGGCCGCTGGACAGTCATTGCCCGGTGCCGGTGCCGGAACGCGATGGGGTAGCGGCGGTCGCCCTGGAGGGGAATTGGTCGGTGCAAGTGGCGGCGCCGCGAAATCGTTTGGTGCTGGCGGCGGTGGCGGCCTGGAGGCTGGCGGCGGTGGCGGTGGCGGTGGTGCGCCAGGCCTTGTCGAAATTTATCTGCTTGAGGGGGCGTGATGACGATCCCGTTCCTGCAAATCCAGCCGAAGGCTCTGCGGCTCAAAGTTTCACCGCGCTTTCCAGCTCAACTGATCGGTCACGGCGTCGATGTCGTTAAGCAGAACGGCAACTATCTGCTCAGCCTCGACTACAGCGATTACCCGGTGCAGTCGGTGCTGCCGACAAGCCCGTATACCTATGTGCTGGCCTGGGATGCGCCCACCAACCAGTATGTCTGCATTCCGCTGCATCTGCTGACGACCAGCGTCATCGCCTACACCGAACAGGACATCGTGGCGGGCACGACGGTCAACGTCGCGGTTACCGATGCGATGATCAAGATCAACAAAACCGTTGGATCTCCGACGACCGTCATCCTGCCGGTGTCGTCGGCAAAGTTTGGTCCGGTCAAGATCGTGGATTGGAAGGGGGACGCGAGCACCAACAACATCACGGTCCAAGTGTCGGCCTCGGACAAGTTCAACGCGGGCGCGACCTCCTGGGTGATCGACAGCGATGGGGCATCGCTGGTGTTCACGCCACTGCAAGATGGATCCGGCTATGCGATCTAGAAAATTTTTGTGGGCCGCTTTAGCGGCCTTTTTTATTGCCCCGGCTCAAGCGCAGACTTCCGGCACAGTCACCAACCATGCGGTCGCGATTGGCAAGGGATCAGGTCACACCGGGCTCAGAAGTGCAGGGCCTGGTGTGCTTGGTCTGCCGCTCGTCAGCAGCGGATCGAGCGCAGATCCTGTCTACCAGGCGCTCGGCATTGCCGGCGGCGGCACGGGGCAGACCACCAGGCAAGCCGGCCTGAATGCCTTGATGCCGCCTCCGGTGCGGACTGGTGATGTCGTCTATTGGAATGGTTCGAACTGGGTCGGGCTCGCCGGCAACAACAGCGGCGCGAACCAGTGCTTGCAGGAAAGCGCGGCGGGCGTGCCGTCATGGGGCGCTTGCGGTGGCGGCCTGTTGGACAATCTTCTGCCGAACACCGAATGGAAGCTTTGGACATCCTATCCGCCCGGTCCCAAGCAGACGAAGGACGGCACTGCAAGTCAAACTGCATCAACATGCGCGAGCTTCGACACCCTCAACGGTGCCCCGACGTTCCACGGCTGCGCCAGCACCGGGCAAATCAAAGTTGGCGATATCGTCGTCTCCAACATCCAGAACTTTTGGAATTACGCCGGAGCGGGTGCGATTGGATGCAGCGGTTCGCCCTACAACGTCTCATGCCCGTATGGGCCATATAACACTGCCGCGCGCGTTGTCACCGTCACCACCAATTCGACGGTTGGTGTGCAAGGCAATTTCAGCGGCGTGTCGGGAACGACCAGTACCAGCTCAACTCTGACACCCTGGGGGCCACTGATCCCTGCCGGAACGACGGCTGGGCCTGACGGCTGGACAAAGACCGGCAACCTGACCATCTCGGTGGATGACTGGGGCGCACAAGCTCTGCCGGCCTCGACGGCCTATCCTGGCTGCGAACGTCCGCTACTGCTGCGCAAGGGTGTGACGGGTCAGGAGTACATCTCCTACCAGGTGCCGACGAACCTGTTGCCGAGATGGCGGGGGCGCACGGTCAGCTTTGGCGCCGCGGTCTACCACCGCGTCCAGGGCGGATCCGGCACGGGTTATCTGTTTATTGGTGACAGCGCCGGCAGCGCCCAGAGCAACATCGCGGTCGGCGCCTCGGTCGGTCACTATGAATTCGAGGCCCTGACCTACACCATCTCGCAAACGACCACGGGCGTCACGCTCTACATCATGCTGACCGGCAATGCCGGCGACGTGGTCGATGTCTGCCTGCCGACCGCGATCTTTGCGTCCAACATTTCGCAGGCCCAGCTCGGGCCGCCGCCGCGCGAGATCATCCGCGCGAACAGCCACTGGAATCCGCCGCTACTGACGCCGTTTATCATCGACTTTCCGACGACTGAGCTGGCGACGGGGAGCGGCCTGATCGGGTGGAATTCCATCGACCTGGAAGCGATCTCGCTCGGCATCGTGCATAACGTGTCTACGGTCTACGCCAAGGTGGAATGGCAGACCCATACGGTCGGTGCGCAAATCTTCTTTGGCGGCTACGTCAACGGTGCAACGGGTGCACTGACGTTCGGCCTCCAGGCGACGACGCTTGTATCGAACCAGGTCACGTCAACGTCGATGGCGCGGGTGCCGGTTTATTTTGATGGAACGCTCGCGCTTTATGGCAACACCAACGGCCTTGTCATGGCGGCGGCCGGCAACCAGGGTACCTTGGACTTCACCGATGTCGATACCAGCCCGAATACAGGCTTCCAGTGATGCGCGAGACCATGCACGCCATTGTCGAAAGCCTGAAACGCCAGCCGCTCGCGCTGGGTCTCGTCGTTGTCAATTTGTCCTTCCTGATCACGTTCACCTTGTTGCTGCGGGAAATCAGCAACGCGGTCGAACGCAAGGATGTCTTTCTGACTGAACTGTCGGATCGCTGCGGGTTGTTGCCGAAAGGCGACCGGCAATAAGAGGGTTAAGCCATGGCTCCGGTCTCGCAAGCACAACGCGCGGCGATGCACGCCGCTGCGCAGGGCAAATCCACCCTGGGCATCCCGAAGAAGGTCGGCAAGGAATTTTCCGAAGCCGATCCCGGCGGCAAGCTGCCGAAAAAGATCAAGGACAACGACCACGACCGGATGATGGAACGTCGCGAGCCGCCGCATTATCCGCCGCTGGCGATGATGTCGAGGATGATGGGAAGGCGCTAGCCGCGCCGATAGCACCTTACAGAATTATAGCAAGATTTCCGCCCGCGACCCTAATGGGGCCGCGGGTTTTTTTCGTGTGTGCAGGGATCCAGGCTGAACTGGTGTTCCCCCTCCGACGCCAGGTAGGCGCCGACCGCGAGCATGTGGACTGCGACCTGGACGTTGCGATTGTTGGATCCGACGAACTCGGGCAGATCGCTGCCGGGTTCCCAGATCACGATGGCGAAGCGGTTGCCCTGGCCGACCGCCTCGTTGACAGTTTCGAGCAGTAGCTTGGCGTCCATATGTGCCTCTTGAGCTGGCCCCAGCTCAACATAGGGCAAATCCATTACGACAAAATCACCCCTGGCGTTTTTTCCCCGTTCATCACTTGGCGGAACTTTTCTCGATCTCCTTGCGCGCCTTGGCCAGCTCACGCTGGAAATCGACATCCTTGTCCCTGACAAATTCGGTCTTGTAGCCCAGCGCGCCGGCGACGGCGGCGATGGTCGCAAATTGCGGCTTCTTGGTCTCGCCGTGAAACCAGTTGTGTAAAGTTCCCGCCGAGACCGAACTCAACGTGCCGATCTCGGCATAGCTCAGGTGCTCGTCGCTGACGATGGTACGCATTCGGTCGATCACCGGATCCTTGTCCTTGAAGACGTAGGACCGATAAAGATGTAGCGCGCCGTGGCCGTTACTCTTTCGCTTCTTAAGCATGCTGTGCGTCCTTGGGTTGGTCGAGCTTCTTTGCCGCGCGCAGGCCGTTGGCGGTGAGCTGGTAAATGCCTTCCGCAGTCCGCTTTGCGAAGCCGTCTTTCCTCATGAAGCCGATCTGGTTGTTGAGGCTCTTTGCTGAGTAACCGGCCTCGGTCAGGACCGACTTGAGCTGGTCGCGCTGGAGGGAGTGGTTGTCGGCGTCCAACATCTTCTTCAAAAGCAGGCGCTTGATAGGCACCACATTGCCGCTCGCATCGCGCTTTGTGTGGCGTTTTCTTTTGGGGGCCTCCAGGAGGGCCTGGGGAGGGTGCCCATTGAGTTGTTTGGGGTGGGCCTTGCTCTTGTCGGTCCCGAAGACATCGACCCTGAGGCCCGCGTTGCGGGTCATGACGAGGGCGAGCAGCTCCTCCACCGGAACGTCGAACGAGAACGTAACTTTCTTAATTGCCATGCTGCCTCCGTCTAGGTTGTTTTCTATAGCGTAGACTCGTGAGGCTAAACCAAGGCGTAAAGATTTCGAAGCGGTAATTTGGGGCGAAATCTTCGTTCGGTTCCGCGGCGCAAAAAAGCCCTGGCCAAAACGGCCAGGGCTGGGGAATGTTCTTTTAGTCAAAAGTCTTAGGCCGCCTCAAGCATGAGGGCCGGCGCCGGCAGCTCGACCGGCGTCGGGGCCGCCAGCTCCTCACGGGGCAGGCCAATGATCTCGCGCAGGGCGTCATCGAGGTCATTGAGCGGCTTAATGCGAGGGTCAACGATCTCGCGGACGATGACCTTTTTCGTCACACAGTAGTCGTGGGTCGAGGTGGATACGCCCTCCTGCCTGCCCGCCTTGTGCGTCAGCACCTCACCGATCACGGCTTTGCTGTAGCCGATCTGATGAAGGATGCTCCCGCTGGTGCGGCGCAGGGTGTGCGGCGTCCAGTGGCTCATGCCGAGATATTCGAGGATGCCGATCTCGGAGCCGAGACCGCGCACCAGCATGTCGCGCAGCGATACTTGGGTGATGGGGTTGCCGTTCTCGTCGGGGAAGGCGTAGGCGCGGTTGGGGTCGCCAATGGAGAAGGCCTCGCCCAGGATCTCGCGGGCGAGCTTGTTCAGTGGCTGGACGATGTCGCTGGCACGCTTGGCCTTGCGGCCCTTGCAGACTGCGAGCGGGATCGTGATGTGCGTGGGGGTCACGCCTGTGCGTGGCAGGTTGCAGCATTCACCCGTGCGCAGCATCGTCGCCAGCGACAGCTTCAGGGCCAGCTTGCGGAAACGGTCGCCGGGGCAATTCGGATCATCGAGGCCGTGCCAGAACGTGCGCAGCTCGTCAGGCCCCAGGGCGTAGCCAAAGTTCACGTCGGAGTTCTCGACTTGCCACTCGCCCAGGTGGGCGCAGGGATTGACCTTGAGAAACTTTTGTTTCGGTTCCATTGCCCAGTCGAACATGACCCCGAGAACCTTCCGTACCTTGTTCGCCATCGCGGGTTGCTCGAGATCGATCCACGTCTGGATCAGCTCCAGCACGTCGCTGTCGGTGATCTCCGAGACCGACCTCATCCCCCACCATTCCTTGGCGCGGGACAGCTTGTATTCAATGTTCTGCCAGCTCTCCTTTTTTGCCACCTTGCCCCAGGCGCGCAGGGTCGGCGTCTTGCAGTAAGCGATGTACAGGTCGCAGCACTGTTGGAAGGTGGTGCCGTGGGCGCGGGCCTCCTTGAGCTGCTGGTCGCGGATCTGGCGGGGGTTCTTCTTGTCGCCTAGCTGCACGCCCATCAGCCGCGCCTCGTTGCGGAACCGTTCGATCTGCTCGACGGCCGACAGCTCGCTGTCCTTGTTGTAGTGGCCCAGGATGACCCACTCGCGCACCGGCTTCTTGGTCTTGGGGTGCGGCTTGTTCTGGTTGAGCCACTGGAAGCAGAAGGTGAAGACCCCGTTGGGGGTGGTGCGCAGGGTGAAGCCCTTCACCTCGCTGTCGTAGTTGGTCTTGCGGCTCGTGCCCTTCACGAGCTGCTTCTCGCTGATGTAGACGGCCTTGCGCTTACCCTTGATGGTGGTGATGCCGGTCATTCGTAGTCCCTCGTTGGCTTGCTGCCGGGCTCATCGCACGCGCGAAACGCCCATCCAGCCGTTGGAAACCGTGACCTGAGTTTTGGCCAGAAACCCTTATTTTGTAATGGCGTCAGGCTTTTCTCTACAAGTCACGTTTTCCTTTTTAATGCCACTTGGGGACTTTTTCAAGGGTACTAAGCGACTATTTTTACAGCGTTTTCCTTTTTGAGGGGCCTTCTGGGTATATCGACGGTACATCTCATGCGGCTGAATGACCAGGCAAGCGTGACCGGACCTTTTTCTTGGCCACGCGCAGTTTCAGCGCCCGCGATAGCGGCGAGGTCGGATCGAGGAGCTGGCGCTGCCAAATCGCGACGGTGTCCTTGAACCACAATTTCCTGTGAGGCGTGATCGCCTGCCCCTGGGGGAACAGTCCGTCCCGCTCCAGGCGGAAGAGGGTGCTGCGGCTGATCGGGATCAATTCGAGCACTTGCTCGGCGGTGAGCATCTCGCGGACCTGGTCGGTTTCGTCGGTCATGTGCTCAGGGCCTCCTCGCCCTTCGTGGTCAGCGACCAGGTGATCGGTTCGTGCCGGCCGGCGCGACGGGCCACGATCAGCCCGTTGTCCAGGAGTGCCTTGCAGGTTCGCTCGCCGGGCACGCCGGGCGTCAGGTGGATCAGCTGGATCGGTTGCTGGTAACGGATCCAGAGCAGCGCGCGGCGCTGCTCGATGGTGAGATCTTCGTTGGCGCGGAAGCTCACACCTGGTCCTCCAAATTTTTTGGAGGAGACACATTAGGCGTAATCAGAACGCCAATTCAACAGTTCAAAAAAAATCGCAATCATTGCGACTTGTGTACAAAAGGTTATGGAACATCAATCGGTGAGTTGCACTGACGCAAAATGAATACGACAGCCTGATGAAACACCGGCTTAACAGAGGTGCTCGCCGGTACTAAAATGCACGGCTCCTCGCATGCTCACTACCCAAGGGAATGTGCAATGTCTGACATTGATGACGGCGACTATGACCGCGAGCGCCACGCGCTCTTCCAGGTTGGTTTACTGCCCAGGAACAAGGTCGAAGCACGCGCCGTCATGGCTTTGATGGCTGAACTTTACCCGATTGTGGAGAGGAGCCGCGACGAGCGGGGCGAGGAGTCGGAGGCGGACTGAGCGCCTTTTTTCGCTTGTCCATCGTGTCTTTGAATTTCTTTTGGGCCTTCTCCAGCGCCAGGCGGTTTGCCTCGGTCTCGCGCTCTAGCAGCTCGGCGGCTTTAATTCGCTCCCGGTAGTATTTGCTCAGGTTGCCCACCGCGCCGAACCAGATCCATTCCGGCGACATGCCTGGAAACTTTTTCCAGATCATGAACGCGATCTCGCGGCTTAGCGGGAAGCCTCGTTCGTAATTGTTCCAGCGTTTTGGTGGAATTCCCAGCCGTCGGGCAAAGTCTGCTTGATTGTCGCCCGAAATGATTTCGCGCAGCAGTCTGAGGCGATGCAAGTAAGCGCCTAGTTCGACCCCGTCGATGTGCTTCAAAACTGGCTCCTTTGCAAAGATTTGGCGTCGAATGGACATCCCCCCCACGACGCGCAGACCCGTTCCTATTTACGCTTCGCAACTTTAGCGCAATTTCGCGCAGCAGCAATCACGAGGATTCACTTGCAGCACGCATTCCCTACGCCTACACTGCGAGATCCAAACCAATACGGCGGTGGCAATGACCTGGCTTCGCTCAGTCGATGACGTGGTCCGCGTGCTCGGCGCCGATTATGTGCGCGAGCTGACCGGCGCGAACCCCAAGCAACTCTGGAACTGGACGGGACGCTTCCGGCAATTCCCGGCGCGAACCTATGTGGTGCTCAACCGCGCGCTCCAGCGCCGCGGCTACCAGGCGCCCGCGCGCCTTTGGAACATGATTGGCGAAGACGAAGCTGCATGAGGGGACGCACATGGAGCGTGATTATTTCGCGCCGCTTGAGCAGTGGTTTCTGCAAGTCTCGCACAACCTCGACATGATCGAGGCCGGCGCCAGCATCATCGCCCGCCACGTCAAGCGCCTTCCATTCCGCCCCAATTTCGAAACCAAAGCCGAAGCCGAGATGGCAGAGGTCGAGCGCCGGCTCGACTACGTGCTCGGCATCGTCCGCAATGCGCGTGCCAAGTTTGCGGAGAAGCGCGTCGATGGTTGAGCTGGTGCATTCCTCCCTTCATCCCAAAGACGAGCAGCGCGTGGTGCGCCTGGTGTCCGACGTTCGCGCGCTCGATGCGCTGCTGACCAGGGCGCAGGTTCGCGCCGTGTACGAGCAGCTCGAATGGTGCCGCGATCATCTCTCCCGCCTATTGGATAGAGCTGATGGTAAACCTCTTTGATGTCGATCAGGTCCGGCGCCAGATCGAGGCGCAGCTCCGCGAATATCCCGAACTGGCCGACGACGAATTCCTGCGCGCCGACATGCTGGCCAGCGAGACCGACATGTACGAGGTGCTGACCACGATCCACCGCGGCATTGAGGACAGCAAGAGCCTGCTCGACGGCGCCACCGCCAGGATGGACGAGCTGAAGAGCCGCCGCGCCCGCATGCAGCGCCGCGTCGATTTCGGCCGCGCCCTCATCACCTCGATCCTGATGTCCGCCGACCTCAAGAAGGTTGAGCTGCCGGAAGTGACGCTGTCGCTGCGCAACAACCCACCGCAGATGCTGGGTGAGGTGACCGATGCCGGCGCGCTGCCGGACGACCTGGTCAAGATCACCCGCACCGCCGACCGGGTGAAGATCCGCCAGGCGCTTGAGCTGGGGCGCGAGGTGCCCGGCTTTGTCCTGAACAATTCGCCTCCATCGCTGATGACGAGGGTCAAATGAGCCAGGAAATTTACGAGGGTTTGGCCGCTCCATTCATTTTCGGAGAGGAGGTGATGATCAGGGTTGGTCCGACGAATGAGAAGAACCGCCGCGAGGATCAGCCCTTGCGTGGCCAGCCGCTGTACTACGTCGATGCGCGGGTCGTGATGGACCGGCTCGACTCGGTGTGCGGCCTCGACGGCTGGCAGTGCACGTATACGCCTGGCGTCGGCAGCTCGATCATCTGCAATATCGGTGTTCGCGTTGCCGGCGACTGGATCTGGCGCGGCGACGGTGCGGGGCCAAGTGACATGGAAGCGGAGAAGGGTGCGCTATCCGATGCGTTCAAGCGCGCCGCGGTGCGGTTCGGAGTCGCGCGCTATCTCTACGATCTCAAGGCACCCTGGGTCGAGCTGGAGCTGCGCGGTCGCAGCTCGGTCATCCCCGATGGTGCGATATCCCAGCTCAAGAAGCTTCACGACGATTTCGCCGGCAAGTGCGGCTGGGGACCAGGCGAGGGGATCCCGGCCTATCGCATGCTGCTCGGCCAGCTCAAGGCATTGCCGTTCGACCAGGCCCGCAAGGTGCTGACCGACAGCGCCGCCCTGGTCGAGAAGTTTCCACCCGCGATGCGCAAGCATCTCGTTCAGCAACTGGAGAAGTGAGCCTTATGGAGGAATGCCATGCTACGCCGTCCTTTCCTGGAAGACCGCATCACCCGCTACACCAACATGACGCCGGCCGAATGGGCGTTGATCCCCAGCAACCCGCGCCAGCGCGATACTGAGCTGCACGCCAAGATCGCGATCAAGTACCTTGAGGTGCCGGTGCCCCCGCACGTCGAGGTCAAGATGGGGCAGCTCCCCGAAGGCAGCAAGTGGAAGCTGGACGGACATACCCGGTCCTATCTCTGGCAGCTCAAGGCCATCCCGGTGCCGGCGCAGCTCGACGTGGCGATCTACGAGCTGAAGAGCATCCAGGAGGTGATCGAGGCTTACGACTGGTTCGACAATGCGATGGCCGCGGAGCGGTCGAGCGACGTGATCCAGGGCGCCTTCCGCGCCAACGGTCTGCACCCGAAGAGCCACATGCTGCGCGTCGGGCGCATCAACGTCGCCCTGAAGCGGCTGTTCCGCATGGTCAACGAGGACTACGCCAACAGCCAGTGGCACTACGATATGATCTATGAGGCCGTGAAATTTTTTGCGCGGCAGATCATGCAGCTCGACGAGCTTGAGCCGACGCAGTCGCTGTTTCCGCCCGGCGTCTCGATGGCGGTGCTGATCACGCTGCGCAACGATCCGAACGACGCCTTGCGGTTCTGGCGGTCCTATGCCGCCCAGCGCGGCGTCAAGGACGGCAACCAGATGGATGCCGTCCAGGCCCTGATCGAGGGGGTGCAGACCGCCAAGCTCAGGGCGACCAAGGTGCATGCCGACTACGTCAACGACATGTTCAGCCGCGCCATCGCCGCGTTCTTCGTCTTCCAGGCGGGCCAGGCCTATGCGGTCGGCGGCCCCGGCGTGAAGCCGATCTCGATGCCGTCGCTCAAGCGGTACATCATGCGGAGGCCGGCGGCATGAGCAGGGTCGGTGGCAACGTCAACATGACCAAGAAGCAGCTCGTGACGCGCCTCCAGCAGGTCGTGGCAGATCAGCAGGCATGCTCCGAACGCAATCGGCGCCTGGCCAAGGAGCTGGCCCAGGCGCAGCTCGCCCAGGACGGCCTGATGAAACAGATCAACGAGCTGAACGAACGGCTCAAACGCAACGAGGGTGTCAATGGATAACGAGCTGCGCGGCGTCCTCTTCTTCTCGGAGGAGGCGCCACACGTCACCGGCTACATCGTAATCGGGGACGACCACTATGAGCTGGCGGGTGTTCGCCGTTCGAAGATCCGCCTCGATCTCACCGGCAAGAGGATCGCGGACCATGACCAGGCAGGCAACGAAAGCGACCGAGAACGCGATCAGCTTTGAAGGCAAGAAAGATGGCCTGGCCCAGCGCCAGGGCGGCGACTGGATGCTACGCCTCACCGTGTCCGGCGAGGACATGGACGAGCGCATCACCCACGCTGCGATGGGCACGCGCTACCAGGTCGTGATGGTTGAGGTCGATGACAACGAGGAGCCGGTCGATCACACCGCGGTCGAGCGTGACAAATGGCGAGCCCTGGGGGCAGCTCGCCAGGCCGGCATCCGCTGCAAGGATGCCGTCTTTCGCGCCTGGCTGATGGAAGAGAAGCACTGCTTTGCCGGCGACGAGGACGAGGCGGCGCAGACCATCCGCGACCTTTGTGGCGTGGAATCTCGCGCCGACCTGGAGCGCCCTGGCGCCGGCCGGCAGCGCGCCGTCTGGCACCAGCTCGACAACGAATTCCAGGCCTGGAAGGCGGCGGAAAATGCGTGACAAGTGCGACCCCGGCACCATCGATCTGTTCGACTACGACGCAGCTCTGGTAGCTCGTGATGCCGGCATGGCCAAGGTGTTGGAAGACGAGGACGACTTCAAGATCGAGTTCGCGCGCTTCATCGACAACTTGCCGCACGGCTGGATCGGAACGTGCGAGGACATCCGCCATCGCTGGAGCGGCACGCGCCCGCACCATCACAATTGCTGGGGCGCCGCATGGGGCGCGGCCAAGAGGCGCGGCGTCCTGGTCGAGCTGGCAGAGCAGGCGCCCATGACGGCGGTCAAATCGCACGCCCGCAAGACCCATCTTCACCGGAGGGTTTGATGGTTGATCCGTTCTTTCGCGAGCCCAGGATCGAGGATCCCGAATATTTGGCCTGGCTGCGCACGTTGCCGTGTGCGGTGTGCGGCGACGACACTTCGACCGAAGCAGCTCATCTGCGCGTCGGCTCGATCAATGACGGCAAGCCCTACACCGGCATGGCCGAAAAGAGTTCCGACAAGTGGGCGCTGCCGCTGTGCTCGCGACATCACCGCGAGCAGCACCGCATGAACGAGTCGGAATTCTGGGCGAGCTACGGCGTCCAGGATCCCTTTGCCCTGGCGATGCGTTACCAGCGGAGGCGGTGATGCGCTACTCGATCATTGGCCGTGAGCATGGCAGCAATCACGACGTTGAGCTGGCTCAGTGCGAGAACAACCCGCGGCCGATCTACGAGGCGCTGCTCGCCAAGACGCTGACGATCAAGAGCGAGCTGGCCGGCAAGCGGCGCCGGACCAAGATCGCAAAATATTCCTACCTGCGGATTGTCGATCACGGCGCGCGGGGCGATGCGTGAAAAACCCAAGCTGACATTCTTCCCGCTGCCGATGCGGGCCTGGCTCGAGGTCGTGGCGGATCTCGCCGCGGACGAGGAGCGGGCGCTGCACCGCCTAGTCGTGCGCTACGCCGAAAAAGGTTTCCTTCCCCTGGACGACCACGACCTCGCCAACATTGCCGGCGTGACGACCAGGACATGGCTGAAGCGGCTGAAGCCGCGCCTCCAGCTCAAGTTTCCCCAGGAGGGTTGGCGCTGGCCGGAAATCGATCAACAGATCGAGAGGAGGCAGTTAATTGCGGGGAAAAGATCGCTCGCCGGCACGAAAGGAAATTACTTTCGCTGGCCTCCAGATGCAGCCCACAGAAACCGGGTCAAAAAGCACTAAGCCGCTGAACGCACTGAAATCGAGCAATCGCAATTGCGATCATTTTGCGATCTAAAACCATCGCAAATGCGATGACTAATAATAGTAATACCTAGAACAACTTCTTCCTTCTCTGTGGCCGCGCGCGAGGGTTTTCGGTGGGAGCCCGCCGTGATAGGGTCGTAACCGTTTCGCCTCGGAGGTTGCTGATGCCGGCCCAATACGACGATCCAGCCGGACCCACAGCAGAACGTCTCAGGCATGCCGGGCAATTTTTTGCCTTCGCCGGCCACGCCAAATCCTCCCGCCGCTACACCATGCTGGACGACGCCCTAGGAAGGGCGCTGGTGCGTCAGCAGATCGAGCCTGAGGAATACTTAGCCCTCAAGCTCTACGCTCTCCACTGGCTCGCTGGGGGCTTGCAGGGGCATTTGAACAGCGTTGATCTGAACCGGGTGCTGGCGTTCGATCCGGCCAGGATGACGGGCCTGGCCAAGACGGAGGCCCAGGCCGACCATCGCCGGCTCTACCACCAGGCGCGGGAGAGTATCGGGCGCCGACCGGCGTTCGTGGCCGACCAGGTGGCCTGCGTGGACGCGCCGATGGCCCAGGTGGCGCGCGGCCTCGGCTATCGGTCGGCGTATTGGGGGCGATGCCGCGTCGTGGAAATCCTGCGGGATGCCGGATCCAGGCTGATCACTTTTTGGGAGGAGCTGGCAAAACGGAATTGACACGCGGGCGATTTGGATCATTTTACCGATACTTTCGTTTCGCGTGTCCGGTCCCCACCCACCATGCGCCCCCCGGCGGCCGGCGCCCCCAATGCGAGATCGAAATGAAAAAGGCCCGGGCTAACCACCGGGCCTTTATCGTTCCTCCCCTGACTGGCGCGGCCTAACGGTCGCGCATCTTGTGCTCCATCACGCCAGCTCCTCGGCCTGGGCGTTGCGCTTGACCAGCTCGCGGACGTAGTGCGCCACCAAAGCGGGGACGACGCTCTCGCCGCTGACCCAGCGGCGCACGGTGCGGTCATCCTTCTCAATGTGGCGCGCGAACGCCATTTGCGAGATCCCGATCTTGTCCAGGGCGGCCTGGAATTGGGTCGCGGTCATTTCCTTTTTCATTACGCTGCTTCCTTCAGGTTGAGACGGTTGATCATCAGGCGGGTGTTCTCGAGGGACCACTTGCCGCCGGTACGGGTGACGATGCCGCGGGCATTCAGCTCGGCAGCGACCTGGCGGATCGAGCGGCAAGCCAGCGGCTCGACCACCTCGCGCAGGGTCTCAGCGAACGCCTGGGCCTCGTCCTGGCGGCCGGCGTTGATGGACTTGTCAGGGCAACCAAGCTGCACACCGCGGGCCTGGGCGGCGGCGAGCGCAGCCTTGGTGCGCCGGGAAATCATCTCGCGCTCCTTCTCCGCGACCGCGAGCATGATGTGGATCTGGAAGTTGTCGGCGCTCGGCATGTCGGCAATGCGGAACTGGACGCCGCGGTTGAGCAGGCCGGCGCCGAACTCGACGTTGCGGGTCAGGCGGTCGAGCTTGGCGACGACCAGCGTGGCCTTCATCTTCTTGGCCAGGGCGAGCGCCGCGGCGAGCTGGGGACGCTTGTCGATAGCGTCTGCGAACTTGCCGCTCTCGACCTCCACGAAGGTCTCGATCAGTTCGAAGCCCTCGGCCTCGTTGAAGCGGGCGATATCGGCGGCCTGGGCTTCCAGGCCCAGGCCGGACTTGCCCTGTTTGTCGGTCGAAACGCGGATGAGAGCGATGGCTTTCTTCATGGTCGTGCCCCAGCGGTGATGTCCGCTCTGTATAGGGCATGATGTCCTAGGGCGTCAACAACAAAAAAAGCCCCGGCATTGCTGCCAGGGCTGTTCGTGTTCAGATCGAGGCCCACTGGCCATCCTGCCAGTGGTGGGTTTGCTTCCAGCCTTGGTAGCGGCTGGTGTGCTCGGTGAGGGCCATGTCGAGCTGGCGCAGCTCGCTGTCGCGGTTGGCCAGCTCGCGCTTCAAGAGGTTGGCGAAGGTGGCGTAGTGGCCGACCTTGGACAGGCCATTCTGGATCTCGGGCTGGTTGAAGTTGGCAGCGGTGACCTTGATGCTGACGATGCGGGTCGAGCCGTCCTCGCGGGACTTGAAGGTGCAGGTGATAGGCGCCTTTTCGGCGGCGATCAGCTTGCGACCGGCCTTGAGGTCGCGGCGCATCTTTTCGAGGTGCTCGATCATCTTGCCAAGCTGGTCGCGCGAGACCTCGAAGGGCAGCTCCTTGGCGCCGCCGCAGGATGAGGTCTGCCAGCCGTGCTGCGGGCGCTCATAGCCGTGGTGAGCGATGGTGCCGGTCTCCGCGAGGATGCGGCGACCGCAGCACTGGCAGGTCATGCGCTTTGCGTCCTCGGCCTGCTGCTTGGGGGTCATGACCTTCGGCAGCTCGCCGCGCTTCTTGACCAACGGCTTGGCGGCTTCCAGCAGGTTGCGCAGCGGCATCAGGTTGGTTTCGAGGAAGGCGGTGTAGGCGGGCATGGTCTTGCGGGCGCGCTTGATCACGGCGGGCAGCGTGTGGGCGCCGGTCACGAAGGCGTCGGCGTTGTAGGCGGCGCTGCGCTCGGCGGTGTAGCTGCTCTTGGCGATGTCGTAGGGCTGGCCAGCATTGAGGTAAGCGTCGGCGGCTTCCTCGCAGATGCGGTTGATCAGATCCTTGGCCTCGATGAGCAGGCTGTTGGGCACCATGCCAGCGGCGATAGCGGTTTCGAGCGTGACGACGGTGTCATTGAGGCGGCCGATGCGGTGCGAGCGGAGCATCGAGTTCAGAGCGGTGAGTTCCATGGTAGTTCCCCTTGTGCGGGCCGAGATGGCCCCGCGGCGTGATTGCCTGGGGACACTTATAGGGCATCATGTCCTAGGACGTCAAGCCCTGTCGTATTACTACGGATCGAAAATATTTCGGCGTAATCAATACGCCACCGCTTGACAGGTTTGCCGGGCTTTGGGGACTCGCTGAGCGTCGTAATAACTTCGCCATGCCGACATAGCCGGCACTCCGAAATAACGCACCAGCGGGCTTCTAATTGATCCGAAATTTTCGCAAAGATTTCGACCAGCGCGCGAATCATTGTTTCAAGATTTTGAATCTTTGTTGCGCAAATCAGGTGGTTCCGCGCAATAAAGATTCAAAACGCAGTTTCACGCTTTAAACGAGCCGTCAAGCGGTAAGGCGAAATAATTTGGATGTGTGGCAACAAAAAAGCCCGCCTGGTGGCGGGCTGTTCTGTTCCAGTGTTCGGATTATCGTCAGTCGCGATAGTCGGTCACCGCGCGAGCGTTATGCAGGCGCCCCGGCGCGCTCTGGGAACGCAGCGTGAGCTGCGGCGGCGAAATGGTGGCGGCTGATGTAGGTCTCGCCAAAGCCGTCCCAGTGCGCCAGGAGGCGGGCCGGCGACGAGTCCGCGGTGATGCGGTGGGTCGAGCCGTTGAAGCCAGTGAAGAGGTAATCGTCGCCGGCGAGCGTGACGGTGGCGAGCACGGTGCCGTCGCGATGTTGCAGCTCGACGGTGGTGCCGGTGTCGAGCAGCGACTTGAGCAGCGCGCCGTTGTTGGTGAGCTGGTGCGGGTGGGCGGGGTACTTGCCGAAGGCCTGGGCCTGGACGACGATGATCTGCTGGGTGGTCATGTTGGTCTCTCCTGGAAGCGGGATGCTTCTACTGCCTCAAGCCAGGTAGCGGTTGCCCGCGCCTGGCGTGAAGAGCGATGTGGGTGGGTTCAGCGCAGGCCCAGGGCGCCGCGAACCTGCTTCGGGTAAGCATTGAGGCGGCGGCAGGTGCTTTCGGCCTGGTCGGCGTTTTTGGTGATGCCGGTGCGCTCATGCACAACTTCGTTGGTCGAAAAGACCCAGACCTCGTAGGTCTCGCCGGTCTTGAGGACGTAGGCGCATTCGCCCTTGTAGAGGATGATCGAGCTGGTCACGGCGGGCTGTTTCATTTGGATATTTCCGTCAGCGGCGTAATTGCCTGGACATCGATATAGGGCATCATGCCCTAGTGTGTCAATCGCTGATTTTCCGAAGAGGTGCAGGATGTCGGAAACGATCAGACCGCGGAAGCGCAAGATGCGCGCAGTGATGTTTCGCGACCTGGCGAGGCGCGACGACCAGCGTGCCAGGCACAGCCGCCGGCAGCACCAGGACGAGCTGGCCCGCGCCGAGAGCTACCTGGAGCGGTACCGGTGCTGCGGCATGACGTTCGACGCATCACTGGGGAAGTATGGCTGTCCGAACTGCCTTGGCGACAAGCCGGCGACCCTGGAGCGGGAGCATCGCGCATGCCAGTGACCGAATTCGACCGCCTGCGCTGCCTGATCGACAACGAGGTATTCACCAGGCCGACGAGCAACAAGCTTGGCGAGCTGTACCCGTTTCAGCGGGGCTGGAACGAGGCGATCAAGATGTGCCTGGAGCGCATCGACATGATCGAGCAGGGCACCGGCATCGTGGTTCCGATCAAGAGCGACGAGGACGAGATCCGCAACGCTTTGATGGGTGGAACATGAGCCACGACTGGGCAACGATCATCAGCATCCTGGCGATCATCATTGCGCTGGCGAGCATCTGGATGGCGCGCCGATGAAACCGCAGCAGCTCCCGGCCTGGCCAATGGAAGGAAGAGCGGAGACAGGCGTGATACAATTTGGAGACGATTGGCCTGGGATCTTCATCAGGGGTGACAATGCGCTCGGCTTCGCCTTCATGATCCGCGAGGCGATGCAGTCCGAATTCCGGGATGCCGCGCTGTCCGGCCTCCTGGAGCTGCTGGAGAGCTGCTCCGTCCAGCACCATGTCAACGGCGACCTGGGAACATCGACATGAGCCGACCCCAGGAGATCGACACCACCAGGGCACGCGAACTCAGGCTACTCGGGTTCTCCTGGAAGCTGATCGGTCAGCAGCTCGCCATCGAGCAAGGCCGCAAGGTCGCGTTTCAGGCAACCTCGGTACAGACAGCCGTGCGGCTCGCTGAGACGCCGTCAAGCGGAGCGCACTGAGATGGCACCCTTCACCCAAAAACGCATCATGGCCCACCACAAGCCCGGCCCAGGCCGACCGAGTGAATATCGACCAGAGTACGACGACCTGGTCGTGGAACAAATGGCACAGGGCATCAGCCTCGGCGCATTTGCCGGCGTCATCAGGGTCGGGCGCGAGACCGTCTATGGATGGATAAGTCGGCATCCGAGTTTCTCGGACGCCGTTACTCGCGCACG